CTCCATTCGCAGTTGATTCTAATATCAGTATTGTATTAGGTTCTTCTGGTACTGCTTGTTTAATTGATAGTAATAGCTTATCTGCATCATTCCAATAAGCTACCTCTGAACCATGGAAGAAGTGTATATTCGTGCCTCTACCAATATCTACTTTGTTTGCAGTTGCAATTCTGATCTTACTTCTTAGTCCGGGATTTACATTTTTTGTTAGTTCGTCAGGATTTTCAAATGTTAATTGCTTAACATTGTCATATTTCTTCATTGGCTTTTCATTCTCTGGAAGCATATCATAGAATAACTTTGTCATTCCGAATATCTCTTCTGTAGAGTCTGGTTCATGAGTAATAACTAATCCATTCATATTTGGATATCTTGATATCTTTTCAAATCCATAGGCTGCAGTCTGAGTTGATATTCCTTCTCTTCTGGCCTTTAATACAATAATCCTAATTGGCTTTCCTGCATTTCTTTGTCTTTGATATACTTCGTCTAATTTCAATTGAGGTTCGTTAAACTTCAAAGGAACTATTCTACCTGCTTTGTTTTTTATGAATAGGTTTTTTTCTATGTATATTTTTGGATTCTCGTCATATATTCTTACGAGTTCCTTTAGTGCGTTTACTTCCTTCGTTTCCATATTCATTTCTTATTTCATTTAACTTTACTTCGTATGATGTTTCTATTGGATTGCCATCTTTTCCTGTTAGTTCTTGTCTTGGACTAAACTCGTCTTTCTTCTTTCTCTCTAAATACTTAAAAGCATAATCTGGTTGATCTAAAGATCTAACTACTGTCTGTCTTGCTTTTAAGACTGGCTTCTCTCTTAATCTTTCCAATTTATAAGATAGTTTTGGATATTCTTTGATCCATCTATAAAAAGTATCAGTTGAGATGTCTGCATAATAACAGGCTTCTTTAACACTTGCATCAATAGAAAAAGCTTCTTCTAACTTTCTTATTGTGTCTTCTGTTAATTTAGGACTTTTTTGTTTCCCTTCTGGGTTTTTTTTAGTTGGTCTTGCCATATTTGTTTCAAATTATTTATTAAATGATAATGCTTTTATGGTTTTCATTTCCATATTATCTCTTTACCATTTAACTTTATCTTATTATTTCCTGTGTAATCTACATATCTTTGAACGATTACATCTATGTATTTAGGATCAAGCTCCATTCCATAGCATACTCTGTTTGTTTTTTCACAAGCTATTAAAGTGCTTCCGCTTCCGAGAAATGTATCTAATACTATTTCTTCTTCTTTGCTGGAGTTTCTTATTGCTTCAAATATAAGTTGTACTGGTTTCATTGTTGGATGTTGTTTGCTTGATATTGGTTTGTCGTATCTCCATATATCAATCTTTTGTTTCTTTCTAACAACTTGTCCTTCTGCCTTTCCTTTTATCTTTACTTTGAATCCTGAGAAAGATATTGTTGTGTTCTCTCCGTCAAATTCTGTTTTTAGTTCTGATAAGTCTTCCCATACATTTGCCACATCTCTATCTCCTAAGAAGTAATGATTTTTAGTTTTATCGGACCATCCATAAAGTATTATTTCGTATGTGTTCTGATAGTCTGTTCTACTTAGTGTGAAATTGTTTTTTACCCATATGATAAAGCTTTGCCAATGGCCTCCTGCTCTTTCAAATGATTCTTTTAAAGAGTCTAACTCTGAGCTTGACATGCATACATATACACCTCCATTGGTATTCTTGTTTATTAACTGCATTGCCGAATAAAGAAATTCTTTAAACTGTTCCTTGCTCATATTGTCATTCTTCATTCCATCTCTTTTGTTTTGCGCGTGAGTTCCCATTCCTCCTTGGTAATCAACATTGTATGGAGGATCTGTGAAACACATATTTGCAATTTTACCATTCATTAACCTCTCCACATCTTCTGCCTTTGTGCTATCTCCACACAATACTCTGTGATTTCCTAACTCATATAAATCTCCTAACTTGCTTCGTGGTTCTTCAGGAACTTCCGGAACATCGTCATCCTTATCTTCTGGCTCTATGATCAAGTCTTTATCAAAACCTGTTAAATCGAGCATATCTTCAGATAAACCTTTTAGCTCTTCTGTAACTAAGTCCATATCCCATTCACTTTCGTTTAGCTTGTTATCGGCTAATCTGTAAGCTTTTGCTTGTTCTTCGGTTAATTCTACTTCTATTACTGGAACATCGCTTAAACCGAGCAATTTGGCTGCCTCGTAGCGTCCATGTCCAACTATGATTACCCCTTTCTTATCAATTACTATTGGCTGATTAAAACCGAACTCTTTTATGGATTTAGCTACTTGCTCTACTTGTTTCTTTGGATGCTTTTTAGCATTCTTTTCGTATGGTTTTATGTTTTCTATTTTCATTTTCGTTTTATTTATAGTTTTTATAGAGAGGAGATTGCCTCCTCTCTTTATATTGTAAGGTGAAATTATTCCACCCTGTTTTTTTTATAGACTGTTTCCCAGTCTTGGTCGTCTTCATCAGGGTCATCAAATAACTCTGACATAAACTTTTCAAGAGGCATCTGTTTGCCATCCCAATAAATGAAAGTTGTTTGTTTATCTTTTTTTGGCATAAATCTTCCCTTTGGTCTTACTCCTTGCAGATAATCTTGTAAGGCACATAGATATAACTCTGGGTGCTTTCTTAAAAGATTATTCTCTCGTTCTCTTATCAATTCCTCAAGGCAATTCGCACCTTGATTATGGCATCTCCCGCAAAGATAAATAACATTATCTTTATCGTTGTTGTGAAACACCTTCCACTTAAGGATATGATGCTTGGTCAATGTAGTTTTTTTTCCACATATTGGACAAACTCCATACATTTTAGACACCTCCTTTCAATGTGCTATACTTATTATACCATTTGTATTTTTATCTATCAACCCCAGACAATTACCATTTCGACATATTGTTTTGCTTTCGCAAAAGAGGTCAATATGACTCGACTTTATGGAAATGGTAATTGTCTGGAGCTAATAGAATAATATTCTTTTATCTAAATAACTTCTTTATTTCAAATAACCAACTCTTTTTTCTTATTCCACACTTATTACAAATATACCCAACTGTTTCATATTCTCCATTTGGTTTCTTTCTGGCCATTTTACTCCATTTATGTATATGCCATTTATTTCTATATTCTCTCATTTCGCTTCCTGCTAACCACATCTTTTTTTTCTTTTCAAGTTGTTTCTGTTCTTTTTCTTTAGGAGTTAATTTTCTTTTTTCTCTTTTGATTTTCTTTTTCAATTTTTTTTGTCTAATTTTTTCTTGCTTCATATATTTATTATATCTTAATTATATTTGTGACAATACTTCTATAATTCCAAGATTATCAATTTCTTTTTTTTCAAGCTTAATGTCGACTCTACTACCTTTGATATATATTTTATCATTGATTTTAATATCTCTTGTAGTAATTAAAACTTTAGATAATTTTCTCTCGTATTTTGATTTTTCTTTGAATATATTTGAATACCATTCTTTCATCGATGGATATTTTTCTATCTCGTCTGATAAAGACATAAATTCTCTTTCTTTGCCTTTAAAGAATTGATTGTGATTAAAAACTTTGAAATCTTTTATCTTTTTTGATTCTTTAATATATTTATTACCATAAAAGCTTCTAAATAAATATGGTATTTTACCAGTCTCTTTTATTATCTGTATGAAATTATTTTTATTTATTGTTATTGGATAATGAGCTTCATAGCTGATTGTACTCATATTTTTGCTCTGAAGTATTTCCAGTGTGTCGCAAATTGCTTTGTAATAATATCCTCCTTTAGTTCTATGAGTTCTTTTCATTTCTTCTATTGTTCCGATATTATAATTTTTAATATCATTTGTTTCTTTCAAAAATAAAAAATCATCATTCATTAAAATGAAGTCTTTGCTTATTCTTCTATCTTTGCATGCAATCAATATTTTATGTATTGCATTTACTAATTTATTTCTTTCTTTATCTTCTGCGTATATATGAGTTACAGTATTCACATTGATCCAGTTTGGTCTTCCTCCGACAATAAAAACCTTACCCTTTCCTATGAAGTTCTTATCTAAGCTTCTTAAAGAATACTTTATATCGTCATTCTTGTAGAAGCGTGGATCTGTTCTTAATATGTATACTATATCTTTATCCATTTAATTAGCGCATTTAATAATTTATCTTTTTCGTATTTTGGTTTTGGTAACACTTTTAGATTATCTATTTTTGATGCAATTTGTTCTTCTCGGCCACTTCCTAAGAAATAATCATTGAACTTGAAGCTTCCACCTATTAGCTTATCTGATAATTTAATCCATACTGCATCAATACCATATGCCTCAGCGATTATTATTCCATGTAATGAACTTGATACTATCATGTCGCATGAGCATATCTCGTCTATTGTCTTTAATGGATCTTGCTTTACATCAATTATAAATCTATTTTTGTCTTTTATCAATTCTGGATGATTCTTATCTACATAATGAGGTATAAATCCTATCTTATGTTTTTCAATCTTTTTTGGCTTATATATATCAGGAATAAGTATTGCAGGATCTCCATATATTTCAGGTACATTTACTCCTTTAATCTTTTCTCTTGTCTTTGGTCCTCTTACTGCCAAAACTTTCAATCCTTTAGGAGCTATGAAATCTTTATCTCTCATCGTTCCTGTACCCCATAGAATGTCATTCTCTCTTGAAGCATATATTATACTTCCTATTGCTAAAAGTTTTCCACTATCGTTTCTTTTTGCTTTTTTGTATTCTATTCCTAATCCATTGAACAATATCGGAGACAACATGTCGCCGAAGTTTCTCTTTCTATTGTACCAGTGCAATTTAATGTCTCTCATTTTTTTTAATGGATGTTCTTTCATTTTCCTGTGCTTTCATTTAAATAATGTATTGTTGCAAAACAATGACCTGATGGTATTACTATCGACTTTTTTGCATATCTCCACATACTTATATGACTATTGCAATAAATAAACTTATAATTGTCTTCTTTGTTCGGCTGATATAATGATAAAAATGCAGAACCTCTCTTTGAGTGATAAGGAAGCATTGGTTTTATTGCAAGAGTTTTTAGATTAAATGTTTTTGGCTGAAAACAGAGATGTGTTTTATCTTTTTCGTTTTTTAGATATTTTACTATCGTGTCTATATAATCTCTTGATATCAAATCATCAGAGTCTATTCCACTTTGAATTTCGTATTTATCTAATCCTTCCAGATCTTCATATTCTATTAAATCATAATAATACTTTTTTCCTTTAAGTATTTTGTATTTTATCGTATCTTTTTTAGCGTGGAATATCTTTATTCTTGAAGATAAAGACTTAAATATTTCATCGTGCCATTTATTGCACCATATACAAATATCAAAATCTTTTCTTGTTTGGTTTAATATTCTTGGAAGAACCATTGCCTTAAAATAAGAAAATCTCCAATCAAATCGTGGATCTTCTTTTTCATAATGAAATCTTATTATTAGTGCGTGATTGTTCATTTTTTATTAAGTTAGAGGAAGTGGCGTTTACCGACGAGTCAGCGGATTGCCACACATAATAATAACCTATAGGGAATGAAATGCCCTGCTCGTTATTTGTAAAGACATAAATCTTCTTCCTCTAATCTTATTTTAGTACTTTTAATTATTAATGTAAACCTTCATATGGTTCTGGTATATATAATCCTAATTCTTGGCTTGCCCACATTCTTGCCTTACTACAATATTCTGCAAATTCTCCTCCACTCATATTACTTGTTCCTAATGGTATTTGATTTCCTTTTTTATCAGGCTTGCAATTTCCAGCACCTACTTGAATTACTCCATGTGTATATTCTTGATCCAATTCTCCCATTTCGTCTGCTACCATTTTTACAATTACTCCCCAATAATACCCATTGAAGTTTGTTTCTTCATCTGGTCTTCCTGATGTTCTTAATTTACTATACTTTTTTATTTCCATTACAAGAGGAGTATCTTTTTCATATGTTAATAAAAACTTTCTCTTAATTTCTTTGTCTTTATATTCCATTACAAATTGACCTCTTGATGCCTTTCCATAAAAAATTGCTTTTTTCATAATTCTTTCATTATTTGTGTAGT